TCGAGCAGCGTATAGACTTTCTGCCTGCAAAGAATTGGGTACATACACAATCACACCGCAACTTTGGTCATATTGGTATGAAGATCAACTTCGTCTTGATTGGTCCTCGTGGTGCTATTAGTGTGTGTATCTATCCAAAGTGGTATGTCATGTCTTCGCGTGATGCGTGGAGGCGTGATGCGGGAAAGTACACTACACTCAATGATCCATCGAACAAGCCTGACATCTGGGACTTATCATATCATGCATATGAACCGCAATACGAAGGGCAAGGTGCGTGCCCATGTAGTTATCTCAAAGGAGGAAAGTGCTACAGTGATGGCACCTCTATAAATGATGAACTCTGCGAAGGTTTCATAGCAGGTGGTAGTGATTGGTTATGGAAGAAGATGCGTGAAGTATACAACTCTCGCTTTCTTGGATATCCATATCCATCATTCACACCTGAATACATCCCACATCCAGATGATGCAAAGGAGACTAGCAATGGGAAATCTGTCTGAAATTGGTGCTGCAATCGGGCGCATCACTGCAACACGCAACACATGCGAGAAGCTGCTTGAACGCAAAGATTGGTCATGGCTTGATCGTCTGCGTGTACGACGTGCACTCAAAGCTAATGACAAGCTGCTCGCTACACTCAAGAAAGTGACATTCAATGTTTGAAGTCGTAGAAGTCGGCAGTGACAAACCACGATTCACTGCAATCCTATGGGGAGAAAGCGGCACCGGCAAAACCACACTCGCCGTCACTGCTCCCGGCAAGAAACTGCTACTCCTGCTCGATCCAGACGGCGACCAGTCCATCCGCACACGTAAGGACGTTGTGAAGATCGACTTGTACAAGATGGATATGGCAACTGTCATCAACGCTGCCAAGAAGCCTGATCCATTCGGTGTGCGTGAGCTTATCAAAACACACAACATCGATACAGTTATCATCGACAGCTTGTCTCGATTCAGTGAAGTTGCACTACGTTACATCATCCCACTGACGTACAAAGCAACACCTGAGAACCCGACACCGGCAGGTTACGGCGCTCGTAATCTCATCGTTGTGAACTTCATCAATTCTATGCTGCAAGTCACAGGTGAAACACACACGCATTGTATCTTCACTACACACGAAGGTGCGCCAGACAAGAACGATCAAGGCAGTGTGCTATCAGTCGGCATGATGCTAGGTGGACAGCTTCCCGGCCTCGCGTCGAAAGACATCAGCGAAGTCTGGAATATGTCAGACATGAACGGTAAGAAGCGTATTGCATTCCGACCTGAACGCCTGCGCTCACCGATGAAGACTCGTATTCTCGACACATCAGGTACCACTACAGGCTTCGAGTGGAAGTACGACGCTACTGCTGGTACAGGTACAACTATCGATGTACTATGGCAGCAGTATATCAAGAACAATTATGCCAAAGTGAAAATCCCAACATGAGGATATGATATGGCTACGTTCGATGACTACGATGCGATCCGACTGACCACATCATTATACAGCGATGACGTACGTCTGATTACACATACAGGTGAGATTGTCGCACTCTATCCCTTCTTCGGACTTGCAGGTGAAGTGGGTGAAGTGCATGAGAAGCTTAAGAAGATCATGCGCGATAACGACGGTATCATCAATCCTGATGTACGTAACGCTCTGATCAAAGAACTCGGCGACATCCTGTGGTACCTGTCTGCATGCAGCCGTGAACTCGGTGTATCACTACAGCATGTTGCTAATCAAAACGTGTCCAAGCTGCTATCACGCATGGAACGCAACCAGCTTCAAGGTTCCGGGGACAATCGGTGACGCTAGCCACCATCCCTAGTACCTTGTAGAGCATGACCCTCTATATCTAGTGGCTTGTATAGTCGGTCGATATATGCTATTCCTTCAAGCCTTCATCCATGGAGAGTACAATATGTCTTTGATCCAGTTCTCACAGAACCTCGCTGATGCTGAAGCACCGCCGCAGTTGCCGCCGGGTGAATACCCTGCTATCTGTGTCGCTGCTGTTCCTGGTATCAGCAAGTCGTCTGGCAATCCTGTGTTGCCGCTGACGTTCAAGATCAATAAGCAGGACTTCCCTGCTGATTTTGAAACCGATGCTGATGAACTCACACTCATCTTCAACTCACTCACAACGCGCGACACGCAGCAGGATCGCTTCCGTGTTCGCAAAATCTGTGAAGCTCTTGGCGTGCCGCTGTCTAATGCGCTCGATCCCAATGACTTCCTGAATAAGCAGTGCCGTGTCAAGGTTGAGCATCAGCCCGATCTGGAAGGCAACCCCCGCGCAAATATCCGCGCCATCCTGCCTTTCTAATAGATAGGCACTTGCGTCTGATTGCCGGTATGGTATATTAACACTATGCCATACCGGCATGATCTACCAATCCAACATCAACCCAACATCAAGGATAACTACAATGGCTCGCAAGCCCCTTTCTGAGTCCGGAGAGAAGAAGTCCGCTGCTCCGCGTGGTCCGCAGAAGCGTACGTTCCATCTGTTCTATCGTGCTGTTGATGCCAACGGTACGCCGGTCGATGGTGTCAACGTCGAAATCGTGCAGGTCATTACCGATGCGCGCAAGGTCATCGAGTTCATGGACTCGCCCGACTCTGCTGGTCTTAAGCGTAAGAAGTATGAAATCGTCTCCACGCCGCGCGGTGATGGCGAAGATGACGAGGCTGCTTCCGCTGCTGAGTAATCAGTAGTATGCTGTAGTTAGCAGCCTCACATCGTATCCACGGTGTGAGGCTGTTTCTATTCGCGCAGTGGGCGGTCGCGTGCTGTAGTCCTAAAGATACAGCTAAATAACACCCACAGCCATAGTGCAGCAATGGCGTAGCCTTTCCGTCAGTATGCAGCTATAGCAGACAGCTTGGAAAGACAAGCAGCGCACGTTGGAGAAATACTAGTCATCCTCCAGCGTGCGCACCCCTTATGCCAGCATAGCACAGCGGTAGTGCAACTGCCTTGTAAGCAGTAGGTCGTGTGTTCGATCCACACTGCTGGCACCACTCATCCCAACATGACAGGAGAATACAATGAATGATACTGGATATATCAATCAAGTGAATGCTGCCCGCTCTACTCAACTTGCAAGTGCAGCTGTTCCGCAACAGTACACACTTGCTGACGAAGCACATCAACTCACTGAACGCCTGCATCAACTCGCATCAGTTGTCGATGCACTTGAAACGCGATTGACAGGCGGTCTTGGTCCTGCTGTTGCAAAGGAAAAAGCCAAGCTTCCCGCAGGTGGTTTGTTTGGAGATATTCGAGCGCAGTTCGCTACGCAGTCTGAACTGATTGCAGCTATGTATGACAGCGTTGCCCGTATCTCACAGAAGCTGTAATACACTACACCACCCCATCATCAGAAAGAATGAGCATGACACTTGCTGCACCGCAACTCACGCTCGATGCTCAGCAACTTGCTGCCATCGAGGCTTGTCTTGATCTTGACAAGCGTCTCGTCTCTGTCACTGGCGAAGCTGGTACAGGTAAAACTACAATCATCAAAACAGTGTGTCAAGGATTGCAGGATGCGGGTATCTCATTCGCACTCGCTGCACCTACAGGCAAAGCTGCTCGACGCATCCGTGAAGCAACAGGCTTCCCTGCTATCACCATCCACAAGCTGCTAGAGTTCAATCGTCCTGACATCGATGATGATACAGGCCAAGCTACATCTGTCAGCACGCCACGACGTACTAATTCCAACCCTCTCGAATATCGTGTCGTACTCGTTGACGAATACGCGATGGTAAGCACTGGCTTGCATCGTGATCTTGTCAGCGCACTTGGTCGTGCATCGTTCCGTGTGTTCGGTGATATCAGACAGCTTCCGCCTATCGAGAACGCCAAGCTTGCTGATCCTACATCACCGTTCAACAAGTGCTTGCAGATGCAGCATTCATTCACTCTCGACCGTGTGTATCGTCAGGAGGAAGGCAATGGCATCCTTGAAGCTGCTCGTGCAATCAATCGTGGTTCGGTGTTCTCATCTAATTCCGATGTTAAGATTGTATCTAACCCGGCTATGCTTGCTAAGTTGTATGATGTTGTACGGGCTGATCCTATGGTATGGTCCCAACTGGATAACCAGATTATCAGTCCAGCACGGCGTAGTGACATCGGTACGGTGAAGCTGAATGCTGCACTACAAACCATGATCAACCCTGACCGACCTAATGCAGTTGAACTACCACGACACAAGTGGGAGAAGGGCAAGACTATTACAGTTGCAGAAGGTGACAAGGTTGTATGCAACGCAAACGTGTATGACCTTCGTGACTGGAATGATCGATACAGTGAGTGGGAAGATGACACTTCTCCTATGCTGCATTCATTCATCCCCGCACCTGAGACAAAGCAAATCCTCAACGGTGAAGTCGGTCGTCTTGTGCGTATCGATCCAGATGGCACACTTGAAATCGATCTAGGTGATCGTATGGTAGAAATCCCACCGAAGATCACTGAGTACAGTGTCAAGCGCCGTATGATCTACTACGCAGACTATCGACGCGACATCGAACTGGCATACGCATTGACTACACATAAGTGCCAAGGCTCAGAGTACAAGCATGTCGCGTATGTCATGGCACCTGCTGCATTCATGAACCTGTCTAGGCAGAATTTCTACACTGCAATCACACGTGCCCGAAAGAGTGCTACGATCTTCACAGATCAGCGTGCTCTTGGTATCTCACTTCGTAACCTACAGAAGGTGTGATATGAACGACAAAGAAGCAACATTATCCCTGACCGCAGGGCAGTTGGCGATTTGTATCGTCTCCCTTACATATATGTCGCAACGTGAGTCAGTAGCTCGCGGCGGTAAGCATGTACATCTTAGCTTAACGGCAGAAGAGCATACACATC